CATATAAATTGTTCACACCTTTGTATAGATGCCTTTTTACGTTTTGTATACATGGCTTTACCTGGACCTGCAAAATCGGGTATTTTGAACCTCGCGTCGTATATGATCGTTTCGGCGTCGGGGTTACGTATGACGAAATAGGCGTGAAGAAAGTTTTCGACCGTTTTCATTTTTTTATTCCTATCAGGTTGCTTTTCAATGAGAATGGTGTCTGCTTGTAACACCCATGGTTTTTCGTCTAAATGTTTCCTTAAAGAAACGAATAAGCCATCTTTATGTTCAGGGGGGACTCCGGAAACATCCCACTGAACAATAAGATTAGAAGTTTCGTCGAGCATACACATGGCTAAGTTTCGTATACCGACGTCTATACTTAAAATCATTAATATAAAGAAAAATTATTTCTTTAATATTAATATAAACGACAATGGCTGTTTTACCTGATCAAAAGTCGCAACTCGCTATGATACCCGGTGTACGTGAAATGTCTCGTGCGGATAAAGTTCAGCAAAAGATAGACAAGCGTGAAAAAGAAAAATGTCGTAAATGTGTTGTTGAAAATGAATGTAAGAGTGACGATTTTTTAAAAATGTGTAAAGAAAAGTTTTATAAAGTTATTAAACCGGACAAAGATTCTATAGATGAATTAAATACCAGAACAAAAGAAAACACAAAGAAATTATTTTTGTTTTTATTTTGTTTGTTTCTTATACTTATTTTTCTTATATATGTTTTTAGTAAATTATAAATGTTTTAACGCCTCATCATTCTACCCATGTTCATTTTACTCATATTCATATTTCCTATTTTTTTCTGTCCCGCTGGTGACATTCCCATAACTACTGCTAATACTACGACCAAAAAACAACATACAACACCTGCAATCATAGCGTAACGCATTGGCCCTGTTGCAGCACCTATAATACCTGCAGCAGCGTCACCCGCAGAGTCTACGACTTCTGCCGCACCACCAGCTTTCTTCGTATTTTTAGAATCAATTTCATCTGTTATTTCTTTTGTAACATCACTCGAAGTGATTCTTTCAAGAACTTTATTCATTACTGCACCTGCGGCTACTTTCGCGGATACATCCTGTTCGAAGTTGATATTACCCCCTAAGGTACAATCATAAAAACCAACTTCCAATTCCCCATCTTGTATCATTACCGCTCCAGCCGTAGTTTCATTTATTTTTTCTTCTGAAAACTCATCTTTGATAATTGTATCAATTTCTTTATTAATTTTAGTTTCTACATTGGATTTATCTCCAAATTGAAAATTACCAGCCTGTGACGCATTATCTAAAGCCGCCGCCGCTTTAGTTTTCATATCTTCAGCAATTTTATTTGCCGACTGTGATATTTGTTTAGATATATCAGACGAAGATGACTGTACATCACACGACGCTGTCTGACCAAAATAAGACGGACATCCTACGACGTGTCCTATCTTTACAGATAAATTTTGTGCTGTATTACAATTAGCCTGAGTACTATTTTCAGTTTTTAAAATTGTACTGGTTAAAAGTTCGGTGGTTGATTTTATGTTCATTTCATTTTTGATAGTTTGACTTCCGCCACCTCCCATGATTAGTTATTGTATGTACAGAAAAAAATACAAGTATAATATAATGGTATGCAAAGTAGAATTATTGAGATATGGAAATTATAATACCAATGCTGACGATAATTTATTAGAGACTATTACAGCCGAGACAGATGGTATAGTAGTAACTAAGCATGATAATGCATCTCAGTCATTGAGAGTTTCGGGGTGTGATAACACAGGTGTTACATTAATGGAACATGCTGAACCTGGTAATCAGGTAATGATGTCAGTACCCAATGGATATTGGTCTGGTGGTGATGCGCCTAGTAGTGAAAGACCGGAACATGCATGGTTACTTGAGGGTGAAATTTCAGGTATAGGATTCGAACTTGTACCAGAAGAAAAAATAGATAAAGGTGGTATTGTAAATCATAAAATATTATTACCCGAAAGACGTGACGATGGATACACGCATCTTGTTCATGATGTTAGTTGTAAAGATGATACTGTATGTGCCTGGTATTATCACCCATTAAACACAGAAGGTGGTATAAATGAATACCCTCTTACTTCAACTGGTAATTTAACTGGACACCCATGTATACATGCAGATAGAGGTATATGGTTACAGTCTGGAAATTTACCGAGAAATTTGGGACGGCCAAAAATGAGTTGTTCGTATAAGATTGATGAAGATGTAATGGCTGCATTATATGCTGATACAGCATCACCTAATGATCCTCGTCGAGCTGTATGGGACAATATCACTCGAAAAATATGTGATGAAAATAATAATATCTTATGGACAAACCCCGATTTTAAAATTGGAAATGGTAAAACGTGCTGGGATTTGAAGAAAGATAAAATTAAAACGCAATGTGTAAAAACCAAAGATAATAGAAAAGATGGAACCGAAACATATCAAAAAAATTGTAAAACATTGAGGGAATCTTCACCAAAACATTTCACGGAAATAGTAAAAGAATATTGCCAGTCTCCCGAGGGTAAAGACGATAAATATTGTTCATGTATAAATACATTAGAGAACGATGGTACATGGTGTGATGAAGATGAAAATAAAGACTTTATTGGATGCGTAGAAGCAAATAAAAATTTTAATGCCATGATAGAAGCTGTACCTGAAGAGTTTAAGAGGAAATTTTTCGGTACTAAACACTGTTTTATCGATGCATGTAGATCTACGGGTGATAATGTATACGTTGAAAAGGGTCTTGTAAATAGTAAAGGGGAGGTTAAAGGGTGTACTCAAAACATGAAGATATGTGGTAAATATTACCAAATGGATGGTACAGTCCAAGGTAGTACTATTACAGCACGATGTGAAAAGAAGGCTAAAGATGATGCTGAATGGGCTAAAACAATGGCAGACGCACAGGAATCGGGTATGAAAATGTATTTAGAAAATCAAGAGAAAGCGAAAAAAGAAGAAGAAAAGGCAAAAGAAGAAGCAAAAGAAGAGGCAAAAATAGAAGAGGCAAAAAAAGAGAAAAAAGAAAAAGAGGAAAAGGAGGAAAAAATGGTAATAGGTGGTTCTATTTTGATGGTGGTATTTGCGTGTATATGTTTAGTGGCTTTAATTTATATAATGAAAAACAGAAGGTGATACACTTAAAGAAAAAAAGTAAATTTAAGTCATGAATGTGGTGTTGGTGGTGTTGCCATCCATTTGAAGGTACGGCTTTAAGCATGCCTCACAAACACGACGAACGACGAAACAAATTCTATACGTCCGGTAACTTCTGTTCATGGAGTTGTATGAAAACATACGCAATCGATAAGTACGGGTGTAATCGCGGTGGACTCATATGTGGAAACATGGTCATGATGCGTCGCAAACTTTTCGATAAGATCGGACAGATAAAACGTGCCCCTCACAGACAAAGACTTATACAATTTGGAGGTGATTTAACCATAGAACAATTTAGAGAAAACAATGTAGTCGACGTAGAAAAACCTAGAGAAATAGAAACCGAACCTATACCTGAACGCGTCATACCTATCGTCTCAAATACTAAAAAACTGAGTGATATAAAAAGTGCTACGGGTAAAAACGAGACGTTACGTTTGAAAAGGGAGAAACCACTCAAACGAAATGAGAATAATTTAGAAATGGCTTTGGGGCTAATTATTAAAACCACCAAACCCTAGGTGTTTTCTTTGTTTATTCGTAGGACGTGATTTTGGAAGACATGGTGTTTTCTTAGAATGAATCCACGTCTTACCATCGTGTGCGATCCATTTGAGTTCGTATTTATCTATAACTTTTCTACATAAAACACACGGTAGTGATATACCGTCACCGTAACTGGTTTCGCGGCGTATCACTAATGTTCCACATTTTCTATTAAGCCATGATTTGAATTGATGTGCACGGTACCCTCTTTTTAAAAAATCATGTTTTAAATTTTTTATAAGTTTTCGTTCGGCGCAACATAAACAATCACTTTTTACCTCGTTTCTTAATTTGGTCGTATAAGTAACAACGGTTGTATATGACATTGTTTTATACGAGCGAATTATTTTTAATATCGTTACAGTTATTACATATATGTCCACTAAATACATAAGAACACTGATCACACTCGTTGAGTATTTTTACATTTCGTTTAACGAGTTTATTTTGTGAATACAAAATAAGGTCCCTAATAGTATAGACGCCGTATATTACCATCGTTTCTAAAGTTGGAAACTTCATTATTATGTATACGAGAATAAACTTTATACTATTTATTTAACGAAAACATCCGAACAGTTTTTTACACCCAGCACTTGTTTTTAACATGACAGCAAAGCTATCAATCATACCGGGAACCATTGCCTTTAGAAGCGTTTCGAATTCGGTATCAGTATCCCCTTCATCAATTTGTTCAATAATCGAAAAGATTAATTCCATGACGAGTTCTTTTTTATCCGGTCCAGAAATGTTTTTGAGGTTTTGGGCTTGGAGCATGAGTGTAGAAACTAATACACACACGTTTTCTTTAGTGATTTTTTTACCTCTGTACCGTTCGACGATTTTTTTCATTTCCAGTGCAACATTTTTAGATTGTCTGGATTTAGAATCGTAGTTTGCGATAATTTTTTCGGGTGTTTGAGAAGACATTTTTATATATTATTAATAATTAATTTCTTTAATAACTATAATGGATACAAGCTCCGAACAATTAGCAACTATTGCTATAGGTATAGGTTTATACCAAATGATTGACCATTTTAAAAGGGTTTATGAAGCAGACGATTTAAGTTATTATACAGTTGAATATATAGTTTCTGGTATTATTGCGAGTTTACTATGGACGGTATATCAGTTTAGAAAAGGTGCTAATATGTCTGCAATATATTCAGCGACGGGTTTATTTTTGGGTATGTATACACTTTTAAAGATGTTAAAGATTAACCCTGATAATAAAAAAGAATGAAATCAATTACCTATAAACTACAGTTTAATACTACACCACCTAAAAATAAAAGGCGACGACGACCAACTACAAACGCATCCAACGGTGATTCGGGACCACCTCCACCAGGTCCAAATTTTCCATTTATTGAAGCCGTCAATGGACGCGCAGCCATGTATGGTTCATCACTTGGTTTGGTAAATTGGGGACTAACGGGATTAAATGTTATTGAGCAGATGACTTATCCACCCTTTTCTCTACTGGGGCTTGGCTGTACTCTGTTAGCTACGTATAGTGTAACGAATGCATTTACGACGTTAACAGAGGATGAATTTGAATCATTCGCGTTGCGTAATGTAGGGCGATGTGCTATGGTTGCATTCACGGGTTTGACTGTGGCTGGTATTGTAAATGTTTGAGTTTTTGGCAATATATCCAATAAAATCAATCATTTTCATTTTTTCTTCGAATGTAAACGTTCCTGCTCTACGTATCCCGTAGGCCAAGAGCATAAGTAAAAGATAAATAGATTCATATATCTCCATTACGCGTTCTTCTTGAAAGCCTCTCCTAATTTAGGATATTTTTTAAACGTGAAAAATCCGCCCGTGAGTAATAAAATAATCCATGCAACGATTGATACTATCACAAAGTTTTTATCAGTTGATTTAACTTTATCTTTACACGATGGTTGGTTCATGATATTCATAGCAATTGAAGCACCTGTAAGACCCATAATTGCGTATATTATACTGAATACACCACCTTCATTATTTACGAATTTCATAAGCAAAAGAATAACCGGGATAGTTATAGCAATGGCCATTGTGTGGGAAAGATACCCTTTAAGGTTTTCGTATTTTTCGGAATCTTGAATACCTTGACACCCGTTGTATACTTTTATACCAAGTGCGGTGACTGCTACATAAAATATACCGAGTAAAATGGTCAACGCGACTTGCGGAAAACCAATTTCAGTTTCGATTTTACCAGTTTTTAATTTATCAACTATGGAGACTAACTTTGAATTTCTGACAATAGTTGGTGTTGTTGGTTCAGACATTTATAGTCTACTGAGAAAAAAATAACACCCTGATATTGTTAGATATTGGATTACATTTTATTTTTTACTATATTTGTAATTAAAGAGAACATAATAATGGATGTTTAATTACATAAGTGAATCGTATAAATTATCGTTTGATTCTGGAACTCTATAATCACCACTATCATAATCCCAGCGGTTATCTTGTTTTTCGATAGACTTAATATGCCAAATTGCAATTTTGGGATTAGCTTGTAATTGTACTATTTTGTCTGTACCAGTTATTACTTCATGTAATCCGTTAGTCCATTTTATATTTTCATTATTTTTTAAAATACGTCCCTGATAATCCGGCCAATTTATCCAATCAAGTTCATTTGTTCTAAATTTACATTTTTCGAGCCATTCATGTGTAAAACCTGGGTGAATGTTTATTCTTGGTACCATTATCAATTCAGCACCGGAATCATTTATCATTTTTTTAAGGTTTGTGATAAGATTTTCTTTAGGCATTTCATCTGGATCTATTATAAATATATAATCACCCGAACACTTGGTTAAATGAAAGTTCCTGTGTTCTGCAAAGTTACCATCAAAGCCCCTTTCACAAGTAACTATTTTATCACCAAAATACTTTATAACATTTTTAACGTTATCGGTGACGTGTGTAGTATCTACTAAAATATTAATTTCGTCTTCTTCATCCTTAACTTTTAATAAGAAAGATACAAGTGAAAATAAATCACGGGATTCATTACATACACAAATAGCGTAAGATAATTTCATTATATTAAAGAAAAGATAGTAATCTTTAATATAATGAAATGATAGTTACACCATTTGGCTCTTGTAGAATTGAAGGTATTGCACATTCTTCCAATTTAAGTAATGAAATTTCTTATACACACTGTACAAAAGAAATTATACAACTTATAAAATATATAAATGGTGATATAAAATTACAAAATTATTACGATAGATTTTGTATGAGAACATCTATAATAAATAAAGAATTTATGAAATATGAACCCAGTTTTAAGGAAAGATTCGATAAAACCGATGTTTTTGTATTAGAAATTACATCCATGAAAAAATATATATACAAAGATAGATATTTTTCACACATTGCGGTAGATAAGCGTATATTTGATAAAAATTATAAAAATACACCCGAAGATATACTCAATGAAACAAATGTAATTTTACAGACAGATGAAGAAATTGAAAATGATATATTAGAAATACAAAAACTTGTGTTTCCTCGACCAATTATAGTAGTTTCACATGTAAATGTAACTTATAAAGGTAAAAAATTGGAAAAACGAGATTATTTAATTACATTACTCGAAAAAATATGTAAAAAAAATAAAATTATGTTTATTAATCCTACAAATTTATTAACCCAATTTGAACAAAGTGATATAATGGAACCTGATTTAGGACATATTAATCCTATAACTAAACATATACTTTACAATCATATTAACTTATGTACTTCTTATATTTTTCAAAAAGGGGATTTTTATAAAAGAGATCCTATATTGTTACATCAATGAATCATATAGATTATCGTTTGATTCTGGAACTTTTAGTAAGAAAGATACAAGTGAAAATAAATCACGAGATTCATTATATACACAAATAGCGTAAGATAATTTCATTATATTAAAGAAAAGATAGTAATCTTTAATATAATGAACACAATTAAAACACCAAATGGAATATTTTTTATAGATGTAGAAGATTGTTGGATTCGTAATCATATGTCTTCGGGTAAAGTATTTGAACACCATATTATCAATGATATGCTAAAACCATATATACAAAAGTCTAAATATATAGTCGATGTAGGTGCGAACATAGGATGTCACACAATAAGTTACGCGGGTTTTAGTAAAGACGCTAAAATATGGGCGTTTGAACCACAAGAAAAACTATACAATATTCTTGTAAAAAATGTAAAAAATAATCAATATAATGATAGAATTATTGTATATAAAAATGGTTTGGGACATCGTAATATGACATGTAATCTATCTGGATTAGATACAACTGACAGGGACGAAATAAGGGGTGGTTGGAATAAAGGTGGACTTGGTATTGGGAAAGGTGGTGAAGAGATAATGGTTACAACATTAGATTCATATGAGTTACCAGGTTTAGATTTTATAAAAATCGACGTAGAGGGTGCTGAAGGATTGGTTATAAAAGGTGGTGAGAAAACTATATCGAAGTACAAACCAGTAATATGTTTTGAACATAATTATCAGAGAATAGATCCTTCTATCGTTGGTTTAAAAGATGTTAGTACTCCTTTTGAAGAACTGGTAAAGTTAGGGTATAAAAGATTTGAATATTTAGATTGGGATAATTATTTAGCTTTTCCAGATGAGTCCAAATAAGCTTTAAAGAATTAGTATTTTTATATATAACATGTTTGGTAAAATCTACGGAAGGTTTTTTTTACAACAAGATCTCGGTATAACGAGTGATGATACACCATCAACCTTTACATTTTCTGAACTCATAGAGACTTATCCATATTGGGAGTACATTGTAGAAGATACAAAAAAATATTATAAAACGGTTAATTTATGTACCATGTTTGAAACAAACGATGTACATCCAGAAATTATAGAAAAAATGAAACTTTTTGATGAAGTTATAGTACCTTATGATTATCTTAAAGATATATTACTGAAACACGGGGTTAAATGCAAGGCTTTAAATTATTGGACATCTTCACTTATTCGTTCGAAACCTAAAGTAATTCATAAAACACAAGACCCGTCAAAACTTGTGTTTTTATATAATGGAACAAATGATATTCGTAAAAACGTTACAACACTCACAAGAATTTTTGCAAACGTACTTGAAAATACGGAACACACACTCATTGTTAAAACAAATAAACCTGATAATTTAACAATTACTAAGAATATCAAAGTTATAACAGAGCGTATTTCTGATGAACAATTAGCTTCTCTTTTCAATTTGTGCGACTATTGTGTGACGTGTACAAGGGGAGAAGGTGTTGGTTTATTACATTTAGAAGCTAAATATTTTAATAAACCTATAATTAGTCATGATAGAGGTGTATTTAAACAACTTGGTGTAGACATAATACCATTATCATCTAACGAGGTTGATATAGATTATACACATGTACCAGACTTTCTTAAGAAAGTATTTTATGGTAAATGGTGGGAAATTGATGAAAATGAATCTATAAAAGTCATTAAAAAAATAATATCCGAATAAATTATATGCTCGAAAAAGAATTAGAATGTATCGATGCGCTTAATTCTGATAACATTAATAACATGGCGCAACTCGAGAACATTCTAGAATTTCATAATATATCCATGTCCAGAGACGATAATAAGTATATAATGGAAGAATATTCAGCGTGTGATAAGGTAAGTAAAGATGTAATATCGTGGTATTATCGTAACAAAAATATACTCAAACAGATGAAAGAGTGGCTTGATATTTATAATGAGGAACTAGCTCAATATAAACAAAAAGTTTCAGACATTAAAAATAAGATAAATGAAATGAAAAAACATTAGTACAATTTTAAAATTTCAGCAACTGCAGGGTGTCGTAAGATGTCTTCATCGTTCATGATGACATGTTCGATATATTCGAGTTCAAGGCCTTTTATACGTTTAACTAAATCAGCTAAACCGTTTCTTGGACCCAGGTCACTTTGTTTAAGATCACCCGTAACAATCATTTTTGAGTTATCTCCAAGTCTCGTAAGTAACATTTTCATCTGATTAGGTGTACTGTTTTGCATTTCATCTGCAATTATAAACGCATCGTTAAATGTTCTACCGCGCATAAAACCAAGTGGTTCTATACGAACGTGTTGTTCGAGTTGATTACGCGTTAAATAATTTTCAAAAACATCCATCATTGGTCTCGTCCATGGTTCCATTTTCCTTTCCATTTCACCCGGTAAATATCCCATATCTTCATCCGCCGCAACAATAGGTCGTGTGAGTATTAAACGTTTTACATTTTTCTCCCTGAGTTGTTCAGCCGCTATTTGACACGCAAACATGGTTTTACCGGAACCAGCTGGACCGGTTGCAATTATAATTGGTTTCGGAGACTGTATAACTCTTAAATACTCACATTGACCTGGTGTTTTGGGGAAGTTCATTTATATAATTACTTAAGGTTTTTTGTTTTAATATAATAAATGGAATTTCACTTTATAAATGTAACTCGCGGTGGGTACACAACCATGACGGATCCACACGGACGCCCTCGTATACTTTGTTTTAGTGAAGCACGTGTCGCACGAAACTGTGTGAGGTACATATGTAGGTATCGTTCATCTTTTGGTGTGTGGCCAGTTATGAATTTATCAAATCCCGTTGCAATGATTGATCCCAATAAAAATGCGAAAAAACGAACACCACAGGAAATAAGTAATTACGTGCACATCGAAGAAAAAACAAAGAGTGATCTCGATTTTATGTCCTTAGCAACCGGTGTATCTTACTTTTACTGTTACGACTTTGAATACAAAGACGATTTATTACGAATAAGTGTGCGTGGTCAAGAGATAGACGGTATTGCGGATCAGACGAGATACAAAGAAAGATTAAATTACAGGTTAAAGAATGTATAACATAACACAATATAATGACATTTGTTAAAGAATTCAACCCGAAAAATGAAGAACACGTTTTATGGTTACAGAGAATAGATGAATCTATGGCAAAAGCGTCGGATAGTCAAAAATACGGTGGTGAAGATTTTATGAAAGTTGTAAATGAAAATCCTTTTGGTATAAAAATGACAAACCCCATGCAATGGGCCGAATCACATTTTCAATTATGTATGAAATATTCACAAGCCGTTCTCAGAGGAGTAGCTTACATTCCTACTCAAGGGGCGACTAATTAATTGTGCAGAAGATCGAGTTCGAGGGCGTGTACCATTCGTCATTTCCTTGTACTCTTTAAGTGTAAAATTTTGTGGTTCGGAATATTCATCCATTCGTATTAATAGAATTCGACCAAATACTATCATATTTGTAAACGGTCTTGGTAATCTATTTTGATTTACGGGTAAGTCAAACTCTGTATCACAGAGTTCGCATTTAACTATAACAACTTGTTCATCAGGCCATTGTCCCAAAAAGCTGGCTTTACCTCTTAAAATTTTGAATATTTCGTTTTTTTCAGGGGCAATATCTAATTCTATTTCTTGTATATCATTTTTTCTTTCATTTATCAAGACAGCACGTGTCATCTTAATATGCACAAATAAAAAAGTTGCTTTTAATAAATGAACAAAATCGTTACAACTTTAATTGCTCTAATTGTTGTTTACTTTATACTTAGTAAAACTGAAATGTATAGGGGTATGTATGCATTAGACTCTGAATGGAAAGAGACACGTAACAACCTTAAACGTACTGCGGATCCATTTAACACATGCTCCCCTGAATCATTTGGTGATTGTAAAAAAGTTGAAATGCCACACTTAAGTAGAGCTTAATTTATCATACAATTAAACATGTTATCGAGAGAGTACGCCCTTGAAAAATATGCTGAAATTTTAGGATTACCTAAAGAAAATGTGACATGTATAAACCTTGAAAAATGTACGTACAATGAAGTTATAAAGCGAACAAAAGAGCTTGGTGATGTACCAGCGGATAATAATCGATTATTTATCAATCGGTATAAACATACATTTCTCAAAATTAAACATAATTTAATAAATTCGCCGACACTCAAAGAAAGGATTTTAAAATGTGAATTGAAACCAAAAAGTGTTTTAGGATTATCTCACCAGGGTTTATGGCCCGACGGTCCATATGCAAAAATATTAGAAAAGAATATTAGAGAAAATATGAAAAAGGATTGGGTTACAAATATGATTAATGATCCAGATTATAAAGGGTTATTTAGGTGTAAACGCTGTAAATCATACAAAACAACCTTTTATCAAATGCAAACTCGGAGTGCGGATGAACCTATGACTGTATTTGTTACGTGTCATAATTGTGATTCTAGGTGGAAATCTTAATTTTTAGAGCATATTGAGTATCAGTAAGATCTGTATCCATATCACCAACAGACAGTACATAATTTAATCCCGATTTACGTTTGATATTACCTTTATTGTGTGCTGGTGTTATGACAAGCGCGTCGTAAGGTATACCATATTGATGAAGTTGAAGTTTCGTAAATTCTACGGTTGCCTGAATTGCGGGTCGTGCAGTAATAATTATAATTTTATATCCTAAATGTTTAGCATAATATAGCAATTTAATAATAGGAACATTCGCTTTACCATTCGTAAAAATAAGAGTATCATCTATATCGAACATAACTGCATCTTTTTCACTAATTACTCTATTTTTAAGAATCGCGTCCATTTAATATACTTTAAGAATTAAAAAGAGTAAAAATAAAATGGAAAATCAGATTATCGACGTTGAATATGAAGATGGTATTGTATCTATAGCAAAAATTATAAAAGATCGAGATTCCGAATATGATATTGCACTAATGAGATATTACGGTGACGATGAGTGGAATTTTGATATGGAAGATCTGGAAACTATACCAAAAGATTCCGTTTCTGGGTTTTATGACACAAAAAATCTTGAAAATACAGGACTCTATGAAAAGCTTATAAATGGAATGTATGTTGAGGTAGATGAGTCTGATTTTGAATATGAATTAGCATCTTCAGAAGACGACGAATCCGAATCTGATATATCACTCGACGACGAAGAATTTTAATATCCATTTATTATAAATGAAAAACCAATATATGTTACCAGCTTCCATAATTGCCTTAGTGCTTCTTTATACTTTCATGTATAAACCAAATAAAAATGAAAAATATTGTGGTGCGTGTGGATTAAAGTAATCGTACTATAGAATATCATGGACCCCTTTAAGAAGCGTGTTACAAAAAATGATAAGAAGGAGAAAAAAGGTTTATATACACAAAAGTATATTAGACTTAAACAAGAGATTATTAATAGTAATAAGAAAAAGGAAAATGGCCCCGTACAATCCTCCGAACACACACTACAGTCAAATGGACGTGTCGATGTACAATGAAGACGATATTTTCAATTTTATCGGTAAGAGTGGTAAAAAGTTTTATTGGCTCACGAGGTACCTCGATTTATCGTACATATGGTACGACAAGGAACGTAAAGTCATAGAACTCTGGGGGCCATTTGAATCACTTCAACACTTTTCAGCTCACCAAATTTTAGAATGCGAATTAGACCTAAGTTGTAATAAAATTTCAGTAAATTAAGATAACATGTCAAAACTTATACCAGGAACCTTTTTATATAAAATTGTCAATGGGGAAAACACTGAAGTACCCGAACGCAAACCATTTTATGTTCAAAACGCCGATGATTATGTAAGACTTTTAAAAAAGAATTACGAATACTATGGTGTCCCATTTAAACACCCTAATGTACAAGAAATGCCCCCGTACGAAAAAGTAAACGATGATGTGGAAACACATATTGATAATCTCGATCACATCAAAGTGGAACTAAACGTTTTGAAATCCGGTAAAATCCGTGTTAAAATATTACCACACATGGCGGTTTTGAATGAAAAGTATTATTCGAAATATAAAGTCCCACCTATAAAAAGTGTTACGAGTGCATTAAAAGCACTTGGATATTCACAAGATTTTATAGATTCAATGTTAAAAAAATTCAATAAAAGAAAAGAACTTATTGAAAAACGATGGAAAATACTCGAAAAAAGATTTGATGCACCTTCGGTATCTGCTGCGAATAAAAAGAAAAAAGCTGATAAAAAAGCTGAAGTAGATGCAGAAGTAGAGGCAGATGCAGAATTGGATGATGAAGAAGAAAAAGAAAAAGACGACGATGAACCCGAAGAAGACGAAGCGATTGAAGTTGATGATGAAGATGGAGACGACGTCGTTGAAGACGAATACATATCAGATGGAGGTGACGATTAAAACTTAAGTTAGACTATTTTTAATAAAAAAATAAGTAAAATGAATATATTTTTTCTATCCATGAACTCTACCGAACTTGCTAACCTGTATTGTGATCAACATGTTATCAAGATTCTTTTAGAAATATGTCAAATGCTCTATACCGCGTGGTTTTATTCAGATGAAACCGAATATGTAGAATTACACGCACCTTATACCGTAAACAAATCCCGTAAAGGGTACCGACCCGCACATAAAAAACACCCGATGACCATGTGGATAGCATCGAGTCGTGAAAACTATATGTTTGCAGCCGAAATTGCCATGTGTTTAGCACTCGAGTATAACAAACGATTTGGTAAAATACATGCGTGCGCAAAACACGCTCTTTGGTTATACAAAAATCAACCATCACGTTTTGAATTACACGAAAGTGAAAAGGCGTATTATGCGTCTAAAGATGTCAGGGAAGACCTTACACGTATACCCGAATGTATGCCCGATCAATACAAACACGAAAGTATTATTGAATCATATAAAGCGTATTATACCGGTGAAAAAATGAAATTTGCACGTTTTTCCGTTTAAAGAAATATTGATATAGTGTATATATGTTGGCGACCGCAAAAATATTCAGTGCACCCCCTATTAAAATAGAAAAAGCACCAAAATATCAACCCAAACTCTTCAGTGATTTTGTTCGGGGTGTTAAAAATGATGAAATTACACAAATACAAATAAACCCTGGTTCAAACATGGTATACTTCGCGGAAGAGGACGGGACACTTAGTGTTTCAAACTATACACCATCGAGTGAATTTTGGAAAACTATGATTGATAGTAAAGCGGATATCAATATCGATAATTCAACGCCTTTCACACTTGCCGATGGTGTTTCTATGTTTTTTATTATACTATTTTTTACTGCTGTTTTTCGTATGTTCTCGCAATTGGGTCAAGGACCACCTAACCCATTTAACATGAATAAAACGGAACTTGATGTTGAAAATCAAATAACAACGCGGTTTGATGATGTTGAAGGTATTGATAATGCAAAGGATGAACTCGAAGAAATTGTTGATTTTCTTCGCGAACCCGAAAACTTTATAGGTACGGGTGCGAGAATACCGAAAGGTGCACTTCTTACGGGTAAACCAGGTACTGGTAAAACGCTTCTTGCACGCGCTATTGCGGGTGAATCTTCAGTTCCGTTTATTCAGTGTTCTGGGTCATCGTTTGTTGAAATGTTTGTGGGTGTAGGTGCAAAGCGCGTCCGCGACGTGTTTGAATTGGCACGCCAAAACCAACCGTGTATTGTGTTTATCGATGAGATTGACGCGATTGGTAAAAAAAGAAGTATGAACGGGTTTGCGGCGAACGATGAACGCGAACAAACAATTAATCAGTTACTAACCGAAATGGACGGATTCGATAACGAATCACAAATTGTTGTTATCGCTGCTACAAACCGCGTTGATATTCTCGACGAAGCATTACTTAGACCAGGTCGGTTTGATCGTAAAATTCAGGTAAGTTTACCGGATGTTCATGGACGTGAAAAGATTTTGGGTGTACACACACGCGACAAAAAATTGGATAAAGACGTTTCCTTAAAAAGTATTGCAAAACAGACGACGGGGTTTTCCGGTGCGGATTTGGCGAATCTTATGAATGAGTGTGCGATTCGCGCGGTTCGTGGTGGTTCAGGAGGTGTTATAACATCCGAGATTGTTGAAGACGTGTACCAACGTTTGGTTGTTGGTGCTAAAGGTTCACGAAGTGTTTCCGGGCCACGAAAAGAACGCGTCGCATACCATGAGGCGGGACACGCTATTATTGGTGTACTTATGCCCGAATACGACGAGGTTCGCAAAGTGAGTATTATTCCACGTGGGGATGCGGGTGGTGTAACATTTTTTCAACCCGCAACTGATGATATTGGTATGTATACAAAAGAGTACCTTCTTTCACAAATTAAGGTTGCTTTGGGAGGACACGCCGCCGAAGAGATTGTATATGGTAAAGATAAAGTGACGACGGGTGCATCGAGTGATTTTCAACAAACGTACAAAATTGCGCGCGAAATGGTTATGGCATATGGTATGGGTAAAACACTCGGAAAAGTGAACGTCGATCCAAACACACTTTCGAGTGATATGTCAAATAGAATTGATGTTGAAGTCGTGTGTTTGGTCGATGAGTGTTATAAAGAAGTTCTTAAATTACTTAATTCGTACCGTGTTAAACTCGAACACCTCAAAGATATACTCGTTGAAGAGGAAATTGTCGACGGGAGCGTCGTGTATGGTATGATTGCATCGTGTGATTTAAAAAATATGTTTCATTAAAGCATATGGTGGTGGACGGTCAAGACTTTCTTTTTTTCAGTAATTTTATATACATACTATTCAGGGTAAAAAAAGATATTGGGTAATATTATAATGAGGAGAGTAAAATTAAAGAATAACGCAGAAAATTTTATATCGGCTACTACATTCAAACCTAATGATATAGCCGTATACATAAAACGTAACGATAAGTATTTATCTATTAGAACGCTTATGAGATTACAGGATAGAGACATGTTTGGAAACAATGCGAATTTTAATATAAACCCAAACGAAGTTTCTAATTATATTGGAAATTTGGCGGATATGCGCCAAAACATAGTAATTTTACGAAAAAATCCATTTGATCGCCAATTACTTTACCGAAAAGATATTGAACTTGTTCAGTTTATTCCAGGTTCGAATACACCATATATGAACAATAAAGGTACGGTTAAGATTGGTAAACGAAAATGCGAAGGGTACAAAAAAGCCGATATAGTAAAGGTTGCAAAACAAGAAAAGATACCATTAACGAAGACCGGTGGTAAAAAGAAAACGATAAAGGATTTGTGTGCCGATATGAAAGTTAAATTATCCCTTTCGAAAAATAGAAACAATCTTGTTAAAGAGACGAGAGAAAAACTTAACAAAATCAAAATTAAAGAGTCGAATAAAATAAAATTGAAATCGCGTATGAATAATGGCGAAGACCCTAAAAAGATTTTGAAAGTTGCGCGTCAGCTCGCGAAGTTACAATAAAAAATATAAGGTAGTATTATAATAATAATGATGTTGAATAAAGTTGTTACAATAACACTTATCATAACACTCGTGTATGGGTACTTGTACTCTACCATGAAAGAAGATTTTGGGTTTTCAGACGACCCGCTCGACCCATACTACTTTTCACTCATGACTATGAGTACGGTAGGGTACGGCGACTTTTCCCCAAAAACGAGACGCGCAAAAGCGCTCGTCATGACACATCATACAGTTATATTAGTTGAACTCTCGACGATACTTAGTAAAATGATTAAGTAATTTCCACACTTTTCAAAACCCGGTACTTTCGGGATTTTTAAAAATGATGATTTGATTTGTTTTATTCCTGTATACCTATATCATCCCTGCATTAAATCTTTTCAATTGTTCAGGTCCAGCGCCTTTCGCTACTAGTTCTGCCCTCTTTTTTTTCCTTCGTTCAGCGCCTTCCGCTACTAGTTTTGCCATATAAGAATTATTATTCGGCTTCGCATTCGCTTTTATATGACTTACTAATTTTTTATACACTTTTGTAATATTTCTCGCGTTTTCCGGTTTTCTATTGTTTCGGGCAGGTGGTAATCGTTGACTATTTTGTTGTAAAGGTATTAAATCTATATTCTTGATAATATCAATAAAGTTTATGTTTATCTGGTTTTGAGCGAGAATTGTCAACCTCCCCCCTTGAATGAGATTAGTAGGCCCCGCTACTAAAAATTTCTTATCAAAATTTTTTTCTATAAATCGCTCAACACGCGTGATAGATTCTTTAATTTTTGAATTTCTAATTTGTTGTTTAAGTATTGGGGCTGACAAATAAACACTGTTTAGAAAAAAGTGGGCGTCGTATATAGATTTTGATGTTCGATTTATTCCTGCATACTTATATCCACCCTGGTTAATCTTAGGGTTATTTACACCAGAAACGGTTGCTAATCCAAAATCTATAATTACAGCTTTAACTCCTCCATTATTAAATTTATAATTTTTATCTGAAATTTTTATGGTTAAATCTTTTTTGGCATCTTTAACTATCAATATATTATTTTGATGCAAATCGTGATGTCTGAACGATGGTATTTTATCATTTATTATATACAAAGTGTATAAAACTTGTGTTATTATAGATGCCATTTGAATTTCCGAATCGGGTATAAAATCTCCAAGTGTGACACCTTTTATAAGATTACTAAACAAATACTCACTCGTATCACAAATTTGATAACCATATGCACGTGGAATTCTTTCCTTAGCAAAAGGTGGTATATTGTTTTGTAAAACACGTATGGTATCATGTTCAATTCGAGATTCTTGATCATTAATATTCTTTTTTTTCATTTCCTTAACAACAAATGGTACCTTTTTTCCATTACTTGCATAGGCTTTATACGCTGTACCATATACCCCACCTCCGAGTTTGTTTTTTTTACTATTTATTTGTAATTTTAAACCAACATTTTCCATCTTACACTTAGTCACATTTGCTGTGATAGCTCTCAATTTTTGTTCAATTATATCCTTATTATTGACCACCATTATTATAATACATACATTTTTATTTAGGGGCATGGGTCCGGATTTTTAAAAATGATGATTCGTAATTAGTTTTTATTATTTAGTTGGTGATTTTAAACCTATATTATTCTCTATTTCTTTGAGGAGCTCCTTAATGACCCTTTTCGAATCGCGGATGCTCCTTCTCTTGCTTTGATATTTAATAATCTAGCGGCTCTAAGAAGGTTATTGGCATTTTGACCGTTATTAAAGTTTAAAATAAACCCCCTTATTGTTCGGTTATCCAGGTTTGTAAATTTTCTAATATTTTTAATAAATTCATTTCTTTTAGCCAAGCGGTTTGCTTCGTTTCTAGCATTTTGTTTTTCATTAGCTTTAGCTGCACTGACTTTAGCTGCATTGGCTTTAGCTTTAGCCAAGCGGTTTGCTTCGTTTCTAGCCTTTTGATTTGCATTGGCTTTAGCTGCATTGGCTTTATCCTTTATTACTTGAGTTACATTGGCTATGTTGCCTAAGGTGTTCACCGGGCGCTTTTGAAGACTCGTTACACGAGATCGTTCTGGATTCGCATTATACTTTAAATATTTATGCAATCCGTGAAACTTTATTCCAGTTTGACCATTACTTCCTCCCGGGCCTACCGTTGTAGAAGCATCAAAAATTATTGCGGGTTCTATTTCAAATAAAGTCCCTTGTACAAAACCTGTCATACCAATGAACCCCCCGTCAAATGTGGATGACACGACATTTATCCCGGATTTGCGAAGATGTCCAACAGTTAATATTTGAATAAAATCACCAAATGTTTTTGATATCTTATCTATATCACTTCCGGATCTAGCAACTGCCGCCTTAATTTGCATGTTCATCATTTTACCGTTTAGTTTTGCATTAAATTTATAACCATCGCGTACAATTTCAACTGTAAAATACTCACCAAATGTAAACGTGAACATTTGATAATTAAATTTAAACGGTGTAGAAGTATTAGTCTGATCAAATAAACGGTTTATTAGTTTATTAAATGAAGTACCTGAATAACCTGTCCCACCTGTATTTTGAGAGGAACCGCGACCGGGATCCATTAAATTGGCTATAGTGAATATGCGTTTAAGATAATATGTACCATTATTCATTTTAGATTTAGAAAGAAGCTCTGATATGTAACTCGACTTTTCAGAATCATAAGAAACATAAATGGGTTTACTCTTATTCTGTACTATGGATAATATAGAGGCTGATTTTTTGATAATTTTAGGTGGGTGAGATGGATCTCCCCAAATATCGTGCATATGATCTTTTTGCTTACTTTCTATGTTTTCTCCCAAAGTTATAGTACCGTTACTTAATTTTAAAATGTTATATTTAATAAGATCGTTAACCAAGTCCGTTAACGTTGGTTTTATATTTTTTGTTGTAATTTCATTTTTGATAGAACCCGCGAGAAATTGATTAAATGATTCTTTTTTATTTTTAAACATTTTATCGTGACTCATATCCATCCACAACATGATCAATAAATCATGCATTTTAGTATGGTTCATATTTATAGTAACATTATCACTTTTAGTATGAAGTAAACTTGATTGTTTTGTGAGTGTTTGATGCTGTTTATATATAAAATCACGCTGTTCTTTATTTGACATTCCAAAAGCATATTTTTCTAATTGTGTGAGTGGGTGATCTCGGTATAAACTTGATAGAAATGTATAACCAGTACGATTTAACCCATTATTCGGAGCTTTTTCGTTACGAAGTTTTGCTATTGTATTCAAGATTTTAGTTTTTGGATTAACTTTTATATTTGAACGTGTTTTTTTTGTGGGTTTTTCAGCACTGGTATTACGACCTCTTTTTCGTGCTAACATTATCTTACATTCAAACAACATTTTTTTTTACATAAAGAAATGGTACGTATACAAAATATATAAAATGACTCAAGCAATCGGTATTGATTTAGGAACAACGTATTCGTGTGTCGGCGTTTGGCAAAACGACCGCGTAGAAATTATCGCGAACGACCAAGGGAATCGAACGACCCCATCGTACGTCGCGTTTACGGAAAATAATGAACGTCTTATAGGGGACGCGGCGAAGAATCAAACAGCCATGAACCCCAAAAATACAGTTTTTGACGCAAAGCGTCTTATCGGAAGAAAGTTTTCGGATAAACAGGTCCAAGACGATATGAAAGATTGGTCGTATAAGGTTATTCCTGGTGCTGCAGATAAACCCATGATTGAAGTTGATTTTAACGGTGAAACGAAACAGTTTGCGGCTGAAGAGATTTCATCGATGGTTCTTACCAAAATGAAAGATATCGCGGAATCGTATCTCGGTAAGAAAGTCACGGACGCGGTCGTAACGGTCCCAGCCTATTTTAACGATTCGCAACGACAAGCGACGAAAGATGCAGCAACTATCGCCGGCCTGAATTGTCTTCGTATTATTAATGAACCAACGGCGGCGGCGATCGCATACGGTCTTGATAAGAACAAAGATGATGATACGAATGTACTCATTTTTGATCTTGGTGGTGGTACATTTGATGTTTCGTTATTAAACATTGAAGGGGGTATCTTTGAAGTCAAGGCAACCGCCGGGGATACACACTTGGGTGGTGAAGATTTCGATTCGAGACTCCTTCGACACTTCTCTGAAGAGTTTAAACGTAAACATAAGAAAGATATTTCCGGGAACCCACGTGCCCTTCGACGCTTACGAACGGCGTGTGAACGTGCGAAACGAACGTTATCTTCGACGGCACAAACAACTATTGAAATTGATTCGTTATATGACGGCGTTGATTTCTATACATCCATTACCCGTGCACGTTTCGAGGAACTGTGTATGGACTTGTTCCGTAAATGTATGGAACCGGTCGAAAAAACACTCCGAGACTCAAAGATCGATAAATCGAAAGTGAATGAAATCGTTTTGGTCGGTGGTTCGACGCGAATCCCGAAGATCCAACAAATGTTATCGGACTATTTTAACGGTAAAGAACTGAATAAAACGATTAACCCCGACGAGGCAGTCGCGTATGGTGCAACGGTTCAAGCGGCTATCTTAACGGGTGAAGGGAATGAAACTGTTCAAGACCTATTATTGTTGGATGTAACACCTTTGTCTTTGGGATTGGAAACTATGGGAGGTATCATGACCCCGATTATTCCGAGAAACACGACGATCCCGACAAAAAAAGAACAAATCTTTTCTACGGCACAAGATAATCAACCCGCGGTCACGATTCAAGTTTATGAAGGGGAACGTAAAAAGGCGTCTGATAACAGTTTACTCGGTACGTTTGATCTAAAAGGTATTCCTCCAGCACCTAGAGGAACACCGCAAATTAATGTAAGGTTTGATGTTGATGCAAATGGTATTTTGAATGTAAGTGCTGAAGATAAGGCTTCGGGTAAGTCCGAAAAGATCACGATTACGAACGATAAGGGAAGGTTATCAAAAGAAGATATTGAAAAGATGGTACAAGATGCGGAAAAGTACAAAGAAGAAGACGAAAAGTATGCGAAGAAAGTCGAAGCAAAGAATGGACTCGAAAACTATTGTTACCAAATGAAAGGAACGGTCGAAAAGATTGAAGGTGAAGATAAGGAAACGGTTGAAACGAAGGTTTCGGAGATACTCGAATGGTTAGATGCAAACCAAACTGCCGAAACGGAGGAGTTTGAAGCAAAACAAAAAGAGATTATGGATGTATGCACACCAATTATTGCAAAGATGTACGCAAACGAAAAGAAAGAAGAATCTGAACCAGCTCCGGCTTCAGCCTCTGGTCCAACTATAGAGGAAGTAGATTAAAGAATTAGAAGTTTTTATACACATAATAATATGATCAGTTTACAAAAAGCAAATTTTGTTACATTTAAGAAACCAAATTTACGTAAAAATATTAAAACATATGCGAAATATACAAAATACGATGATGTAAAACAATACGAGGAAAATGTTTTATCAGTATTCAAAAACGCGGAGTCTATTGAAAAGATTAATGGTCGCGTCGCACAAGTCGGGTGGTCTCTCGCGTTATATTATGAATTAACGAAACAAGAATCGGTTTGGAACCAAGTTTTCAATACGAGAACGTTTACACTTAGTGATGGTGTGACCGATACAGTCACGTACCCTTCGGGAGGTTTTTTTATTATTCCACTTTTATCAATTTTGATTTTATCGGCATCCCTCGCACCAAAGGTTAACGGTGGTGATGACGATCAAGAATACGGTCCGTTTACGAAACGTGCCGAACTTATTAATGGTAGAGGGGCCATGGTTGGATTATTGGCATTAAGTATTGTCGAACATTTAAATGGTGGAATCGCGTTATTTTAATCACCTAAGTAGTATAAAGAATATGTCACATGCAAAAGTAACACAATGAACTACATTGCATGGGATACGGAGACCACAGGTCTCCCAATGAGTTACAAAAAGGCGACACTTGATAATGTTCATTTATTTGATAAATGTCGCATGCTCACATTAGCTTTTGTAAAGTATTCGTCTAAAGGGCGTGAACTGAGTTCATATCATGGACTTGTTTATCCGGATACATTCGATGTTCCAGCAGAATCTACAAAAGTTCATGGTATTACACACGAAGATGCTTTACACAAAGGTCAACCATTTGGGTACGTGTACGCAGCTTTTAAAGAGGCTGTTTCAAACACATCTATATTGGTCGCACATAACAGTACGTTTGATGAAAACTGTTTCTTTTCGGAGTGTTATCGAAGGGGGTTCAGTGTTGAACCATTTAAACATATTCAGTTTGTGGATACACTTAAAATGGCTCGAAATGTTTTACCGGGATTACATAATCACAAACTATTAACGGTATATAAACACTATTTTGGTAGAGAGTTTGATGCTCATGATGCTTTGAATGATTCGAGAGCGTGTGGTTCCGTATACCCCCTTTTACGCGATAACGAGTTTAAGATGAAAGATGTTGGACTTGAAAAAGTAACACTCAAAGCGAGTGACGTTGCATCGATTATTGGTATGAATCCGTATAAGAAACCTAAAGAGGTTCTCGATAATTTATGGGCAAAGTATGCACCCGAAACGTTTGAAGGAAAAACAAAGGAACAAGAAGCATTGGATACAATTGAAAAGTGTAGTGCATCAAAAGTATTGTTCGAAGATGCCAACATGTATAAATCAATGAATAGTTCTGATATTGAAAGAAAGTTTAATGCCATATCAAATCAATTACACACGAAATCCAATCTTTCTAAATCGGATATAAAACTTGTTGAAGATCATCTTCGTAAAACATTATATACAAATCATGGTATAAGACACGAAGATACAACTGCATCGAATTACGAAGATTTTAAAAAGGATGATACTTTTTATAAATATGACGTATGTTCTATAGAAGGAACGACTTATCAAATATGTGGGTGTATAGATCGTATCAAGGACGATAAAACGATTATTGAAATTAAGAACAGGACGAGAGGGTTATTCAATAGTGTTCGATTATATGAAGAAATTCAGTGTCAAGTCTATATGGAAATGTTAGATCTTGATAAATGTGAACTTATCGAACAGTATAACGATAAACGTAAAACGTATCTTATTTATAGAGACCAAATGAAATGGAAATCCGAGATTTTACCAGCACTCAAAAATTTTTGTGCATACTTCCATTCAGAAATATCTAAGTAGAATGTAATTAATATGAAACATACAAAATCCGCACTCGCACTTTTATCACTTACATCACTCGCCGGCGCCGGTGTTGGTATGGGTTCATGGTTGGCCATGACACTCGATCTCGCAGAGCACAAAACAAAAATATCTGATAATACTAAATGAATAACGTACGTGTTCATGAAACGTGTTATAAACGAGAACCATCAATCATTACCATGAATCTTAAAAATAAAACGCTCAGGGAAATGTTAATCGAAGATTATAATTTAGTACGTCTTAAAGGTAATGTATACATAACAAAAACACCACGAAAAGATAAGATCATGGCCGTAAAGTTCTTTAATAAGAACAAACGCCTTGCTAATATTCAACAGGAGGCAAATAAATTCAAGCACAGTCAAAGTGTTATTAATACAAATTCGAAGGGTCGTGCAATCGTTTATAAAAATCGAAAGTAATAGTATGTTGAGAATACCACTCGCGTCCCCCGTTTTTCCCAGACAGTCCACAAAGACTAAAGCTTCCAATACGCCGATTGATACTACAATTGAACGAATACGTTCACATTGTATGTACGCCGAAGGTAGAGAACGAAAGGCGTATTATAAAATATTAGAAAAACTTGAAAAAGAACGCCGTGATACCACCATGGAAACTTCAGACAAAGAAAAACGGGGTGAATAGTATATAATGTTTACGATATCAAGACCACGATTAATAGTTAGGTGTAGTGAGAATGAAAAAAAGAAGAAGGAAACTAAAAAGAACCCTTTTAATATGAAAGGTTTCTTAACTAAAATATTTGCACCAGACGGTGAAATTGATTATGAACACTTTAATAAGAATTCTAAATATGCGATTCGTATCAAAGAGAAAGAGGAAAAGGAAGATAAATAAACAATATTTCTATTGAAAACCAAATCAATAAAAATATCATAGGATAGTAGAAACATGGCGCCGTCGCCCATGAACATCAATAAAAACAACAAAAATAACAAAAATGAAGCAATACCCATGAACATCAATAAACCACGACCACCTTTACCCAGAAAACAGATAAACTCGACGCGAACAAAGCCTGATAAAGAATCTGCATTTCGTATAGATGTTAGAATACCCGAAAAGACTATACATCAACTCAGACGTGTTATGTTACTTACTGATAGAGAAAGGGCTGAGTATATGGGTGTAATTAATATGAGTCGTTCGATAAATGGATATATAGTTTTTGATCCTCCTTCTCGCCAAACAACTGGTAATCGCATGACCGTTGGTGGTAATTATAGTAACATTGACGATGCATATCTATCATATCATAGTCACCCAGGTCTTGAAGGATACTTTACACTTCCAAGTGAAATGGATATGATAAGGTATATGGAATATTACCCTCGTATGCAAGTTAATATAATTTTGGATCGTCACGGGTACTATGTTATTGACTTTATTGAAACGCGTAAGAGTGATCGTCCAGATAAGAAATATGTTCTAGACGAGTTCAAAAAAACTTTGAACAAACGTGTGTTTACCAACATTGAGTATGAATACGAAGGTGCTGCATTATATAAATCAACTATAAAGAATTGGAAAAATATTATAAAAAAAGAGTTTAGTAATACGAAAGGTATTTCAATAAAGTATTATGGGTATAACGAAAAAGCTTTGATAACTTTAGTGAATAAAGATTTGTTTCCGATATATAATATTACCAGGCGTTAAAAAAAATATTTGATTATTATAAAAAAAATGATGACACCAAACAATTGGATGCTCGCTTTTGCGTCTGTTATAGCTTTACTCATTTTAATGAGAGTTACAGAAAAGGACCCATCTAAAAAATCTTGTGGATGTGGGAAATAAACATTTTTACATACGAATGATCATCGTGAATAAAAATGGGATTTGTGGTTAATTAGTTTTCTTTATTTTCTTATTATTTAGATGGCTTTTCCATTTCAGATTCTAATTGCTCCATATATTCTATAAGTTTATCTCTTGATTTATCATCTACTACATCATCCGCGAGTTCAACGACCAATTCTAATTTGCCAAGGTCTTTTGTAAGTTTTTTTGCCAATGCTCTTACAACATATGGGTTTAATGGATCTGTTTCTTCGATGTACTTAACAACTTCATCGGCTGGATTTGGTTCATCACCTTCTGCATTTTCACGTTTTCGAACAAATATGATCCAAATGGCTACTATAACCAAAGCACCTAACATTATCTTTAATGTCCTGGGACTGATACTTTTCTTCATTGTATGTTACAGTATACTAAGAAAAAATCTCTGGTACTTGTAAGATGTCAGAACAGGAAGCTCCAACAGCGGAATTCTGTAAAGATAATAAAAATGATCCACGATGTTCATGTTATAACGTTGCGGTTAGAGGATGTGATGATGATCCATCAATAGTAGGGTGTGCAGAGGGAAGAGAATGGGCGGATAAGGTAATACAGGGTATACCAATATCTGATAAATATGATTCACAAAGAAGAGTGGCAACAACCGAATTGAATGCGCGTTTACATTGTGCACCAGGTGTGTGTAATGGTTCAGATAAATATAAACCAGTTACTGAATTAGAGGATTTAAATATGACAACAGATTGTAATTATCAAATAAAAATATGCGCATCTGAAGTGGACGTTGGTCTTATGGCGGATTCGACTATGTTTATTGATTGTGAACTCAATGAACCTGCAAAGGAATATGTTAATAATATGTACCAAAATCCAAATTATAGAGATCCTGAAACAGCAGCAATTGTAGCAGCACAGCAGAAAATATATAGACAATCACTTATAGATGAAGCAGCAAAACAGGAACGTTTGAAGAAAGAAAAGGAGTTAATGGATGCACCTCTTTTTAATATTTCAAAAGAACAAAAGTATGCGTTAATTGTTGCGATTATACTTATACTTTTCGTTTTTTTCATTTTTTAATCTAGTGTTTATATAAGATGGCAGACGAAGAAGAAGCTCCTACAAAAGAATTCTGTGAACAAAATCCCACAGATGAAAGATGTTCCTGTTATAATGTCGTATACCTTGATTGTAAAAAAAATTTACAAATGCCAGGATGTGATAAAGCTATGGAATGGGTAGAGACGACACTGGATGCTGTACCTGATACTCAGGGACCTCATAAAGCTGTTGCAAGACTTGAACTGATGGAACGTTTACATTGTCCGGCGCGTGTGTGTGTTGGGGCTAATAAATATAAACCTAAAATTCTAGATGATTTAAGAGGTGCGTCTCCATGTTCTTTTAAATTAGATATATGTTTACAAGACGTAAATGTCGGAGGTTCAATCGATTCGGAAGTATTCGCAGAGTGTACACAGAATAAAAATTTTATAGGTGTAGATCCATGGGAACTAGAATTTGATGATACAGAACAGATTAAAGAATCTGCTACATATACACAAAATGCAGAAATTATACTCAAAGCTAAAGAAGACCAAAAGAAGATGATTATAGGTGGTGTAGTTGCATGTGTCATAATATTAGTTTTAGTATCAATTGTATTATCATCAAAATCAAAACCTGCACCAATACAACCAACCGTATTTCCAAATAGAATTTATTAATTTTAAATAAAATAATATCCAATAATATAAATGGCAGATAGTACCGTGAAAATACTACTCCTTGTTGTTATATTATTAGTTTTAGCTTATGTATATAAACAAAACAGTGGTACTGAAATCATTGGTGTTTCAGGCGAGCCAGTTGAAAAAGCCGCTGAAAAAATTGTGAATCGAAATTGTTCGGGTACAGAATACATTATACAAAAACCGTGTAGTCGAAACGGTGTAGTGTTGGATGGGCTAACAGATGAAACGAGTGGTCAGGGTTTTGAAACACACGTTTTAGATAAAAACCATGAAGATTTCGTTCGACAATTAGGGGATGGTACGTGTGAACCAAAGCTTGTTGAATGTAATGTAGACCCTCCTAAACCGTGTAGTGGAAATACATGGTTGGACCAAATGTGTGTGCGTCTCGATGCTGATGGTAATGAACTTGTTCTTGAAGATGGTAATCCTGATGCATGTGGAGATGGTATTCTTAAACAAACATTGGATACGAATGCACCCGATTATAAACCCGCAACTGAAGGGGGTACGTGTACTTTTGAAAGAAGTGGTGCATGTCAAAAAACATGTCCCGAACCTCAACCACCTGTATGTAATTATCCTGTTGCGGGGTGGCAATATAACGACCTTGGGTGTATTAAAAGTCAAGATGATTTATCACCTGTTGGATGTGGAGAAACCGGTGTTATACAGAGATATAAGGCATCGACAATGAATACAGAATACTGTAAAAATTTGACAGAATGGGTTTCGTGTACTACACAACCATGCCCCCAAGATTGTGAAGGTGAATGGAGTGATTGGACACCTAACCCAGATGCATGTGATGTACAACCTTCGGAATCTCGTATATATTCAATAAAAAAACCGGCAGTTGGTAATACTCAATATGGGTATGGTAAACCATGTGAAGAAGTTCACGATAAAGTAGAAACTCGATCTAGACAAGATCCTATCCAGCCATGTTGTACACAGAATCACGACTGGGCTCCAGCCTTTGATGCCCATGGTGGTACATGTAAACCAAATGGTACTGGTATATACGCACAAACCACTATAGGTAATTGCCCAGACGATGTTAAATCGGCATATAAATCGTGTTGTTACGAGTCGGGGGAATGGGAAGATGTAGACGGAGTATGTCAAATGAGTGGTAAAAAGAAACAAACACAGAAAACCGTTGGACCGTGTATTGAAGCTGTAAAATCACGTGAAGTAGATTGTTGTTATAAAACTGATTGGGTTAAAGTTGGAGTGTGTACTTCAGAAGGTCTACAACAATATGTACGTACGGTAGCTGGTAATTGTGATGCTGTTCCAGTAGAAGAAGATAAAGAAACTTGTGATTCGGAATTGGAGAGATTAAAAGGTTTCACAGCAAAGGACGAACTTGACGCAGATACTCTAGCTAAATTAGAAAATTATATGGGTACAGTACCAGACGATCTTTCATCAATAACTGAACCTCAATGGAGAAAAACGATACCTGCATGTGAGCTTACAACAAATACGGTTGATGAGTCAAAAACATCTAAGACTGAACCGTGTCAATATGTAGGTGATTGGAGTGGATGGGGAACATGCGATGGTCAAAAAAGGTATAAAACTCGTAAAGTGGTTAATGGACATATCCCAAATCCTCTTACCGGTGACTTGAATCCTCCTACATCAATGTCTGAAAATTGTCGGAATTGTAAAGGGTACTGGCGACAGGAATACGGAGAAGCACGTAACAACCGACGTAATAGACATAAACGAGCAATGTGGGAACAATTTCACCGAACGATACACTCTGCAACTAATGGGGGTACTTGTAATATCCCCGCTCACGGCCAGCAGAGGAACTCATATACACAATATGGCAAAGATGGGGACATGACCTGGGACAGACATCGAATTGGGAACTGGGTTTGTTCAGGACTTAACTCACATGACTCCGATTGTAACTAAAAATCAAAACTTGTCATATATTTTTTCTCGTAAGGGACAATTAAGCATCTAAAAAATTAGGTTAAAATCGTATATATATTGGATTTAACAGAATTCGAAGATTAATATAAAAATATTTATTTATAGTAATAAACTACATGTCTTTTTATAAAAAAATTACTAAAAATGTAGATATAGTATTATCGATAAGCGTATTGTTAATTATATGCGTTTTTGTATACAAAAATTCCAGAGAATATGCAGAAGGGGACTCAGAAGAGAAACCAGGATGTGAATATCCAGACGATTTATGGATTGAAGAGAAAAATGGTGAATGTGTATATGCGTATGATGATTTAAGAGTTGTACCATGTAAATCTAAAAAAGATAGTGGGGATGATTTGGGACTTAAAGAAAAATATGGTTTTATAATTTCTAAGAATAAGTCAAGCACACCCGAAACGTGCCCTATAAAAATAAGACAGGACAGATGTAGAAGTGTTAAAACATGCCCCCAAGACTGTGTAGGTGAATGGTCGGAGTGGGGGAAATGTATAGAAAAACCATGTGGAGAACAACCATCGGAATCTAGATTTTATTTAATAAAAACACCCTCTTCGTTTGGAGGTAAAAAATGTATTTTTGAACATAAGCAGGAACAGAAAAGAAAGTGTAGTGAAATCGTTAAATGTGATGCTTAATAGAAAAAAAATATCCATCTTTATTAATAGACGTTATGGCTTCGTATATTAATAAACGTACAATTATAACATTTATAATTATATTTATACTTTTAACGTGGTTATGTGTATCTATAAATAGAAAATCGTATGCAGGTGCAAATGAATGTAAATACCCAGTAGAAAATTGGAAGAGGGATGACGTAGCGAATGGGTGTTACGTGGAAAAAAACGACGATTATTTGGTAGAAGTACCATGCGGTGGAAAGGGGTATAAGAAACTAGTTAATAAATCTACAACGCCTGAAACGTGTGAACCTAAAGGTATATGGCGTGAGTGTATGCAGGAACCATGTCCTCTTGATTGTGGTGGTAAATGGAGTAAATGGAGTGATTGTGAAGGTGATTGTGGTACACAACCTACACAATCTAGAACTTATAAATGGGATGATTTAGAAATATTAGCAGATCAACAACAAACAACTAGTGAAAATGGGATTAATGGTAAACCATGTGCATATAAAGATGGGGAGGTTCAAACTCAAAATTGCGGGGTTAAAAAAGAGTGTACAAAATAGAGTAATGATTACTGGTATACACACAGTGCCAATATATATAGAATCAATAGATGATGAATATAAAGAAAAACTAAAAATGCTATTAAAAAAAATAAAATTTGGAATTACAGATGAATGGGCTGATACGGAATGTATGACAACTGCAGCACATGGGTCTACACATGTTATAGATGGAGAATCTGATATAATGTTTAATCTTGAAGGACGTTTTATGTATGATATTATATTGGATAAAGCACGTAAATTTTTAGAGCAATTGGGTATACAAAATTTAAAACTGACAATAAACAGTTGTGGTGTTGAAAATTGTAAAAACTGTTCTGAAATGTGGTGTAGTAAATATACGAAGGGGATGTATCAGGCTGAACACAATCACTTAGATAGAAATGAACTTTTTAGTTTTGTTTATTTTGCAAAATACGACCCAACTAAAGATGCTGACCTTGTTTTTGTTAAAGACATGACATTGGCTAAACAGAGTGGATTTCTAGTAGAAGATTCTTCATATACTTTGTGTAAAGAACTTCAAGATCATCCAGTATTTTGCAATCAAGTTGCATTAAACATTAAAGAAGGTGATTTAGTTATATTCCCAAGTTACTTAGAACATTTTGTAGAAGAACAGAAATACGATGGTCCAAGAATAACAATAGCAGGTAATTTATATAAGGTTATTGATGATAAAAAATGTAATGTTATACCTACATGGATAACTATAGAAAAAGTTTTCAATTTATTTCACCTTTTATACAATAGACACATTGAAAAACGTGTAACTAAATAATGATTTAAATATTTTATTATAATAAAAATGGATATGACTAATAATACTATTTTTATTATTATAATAATACTGTTTTTGGTATATTATATTTACAATATCAATACAAATACAAATAGTGTTAAATTTGTAGAATTGATAAAAGAAAGTGAACGTATGGAGAAGGAGAAACGTAAACCTATTTTTATGAAAAATTGTTTTAATGCACACCATGAAATTACATGGAGTGATGCTATAAATGAAATAGAACGCGGATATAAAATTGATAGTACTGAACTTATACGCGATAAAAAAAGTGATATGACACCACCAACGTTTTTTTGTAATGACGTTCACAATTCACCTTTTACCGGTATAGTAAATGCCATGAAAGAAGTATACAATTTAAAACCATACGATGACGTACACTTCTATATATCAATGAGTGAAAATAGTCATACACACGGAAGACACAACGATGATGAAGAAGACGTAATAATTATTTCTGCTATTGGTAGTGTTTCATATAAGTTCGATGATGGAACTAAATATACACTTGAACCAGGTGACGCCTTATATATACCAAGACTTATTTATCACGATCCGGAGACACACGGTCCCCGAGTTACGTTAAGTATTGGGTACTATTAATTATTTTTATTTATTTTTTAAAAATAACTTTTTTAATTTATCCTTTTTAGAAATTTTTTCGCGGACTTCTTTTATAAAAGCGCTAAAGTCCATGATTTTTCGCAACGATTTTCTTTCTAAAACGCCCCCGGTACACAATTCTTGCCATTCGTGAAGTGATATTTTAGATTTTTTCAATTCTTCCATGGTTTTTTCGCGTTTTTCGAGAATTCTATCGTTAAGTTTATCGTCCGCTGCACGCATGAGATAAAACGTCATAGCTGTTATGTCATCTTCAGTAAACCCGTCACTACTTTCGCTCGTATTATCAGAATCTAATATATATGTTTTTGAGAAACATTCTCTCACAAGATTTTTCAATTCTTCGAAATCTAAATCACCTCTTCCATCTTGGTCTGCTTCTTTAAAACTTTTGGATGCAACACATGCCTGTGCCGCATATTTAGCAGCTTCTTTTGCAACATCATATTCTTCTTGGATAACACTTTTGTAAATATTGGATATGTCACCCATAAGAAATTTCGCTACAAAACTTACTATGGATGAAGCTACACCAAGCATGACGAGACCGGATGTTAATTGAATTAGAATAAATACATAGTCTATTTTACCAACTAAACCACTTTGTTGTATATCAAATAAAACACCGTATCTATACATGTTTGTATAAATACCATTTGGGTTTCCGGATACTAAATCTATTGGATTGTTTATATCGTAAGATGTGGATTCGGGTGCTTGTTTATATGATATCTCATCACCTTTTGAAAACCAACCAAGACGAGGAACAACGTTTATAACGGCGTAAACATCTTTGTTTCCTATATTTGCGTGTATATCTTTATCGAGAAAGTAATTATGGTATTTTACTTTAATATTCAAACGTAAACCGCTTGTTCTTACATATGGATACGTATTTGTGTCGTTACCAGCACCATTAAATCCCTGTATTTCTTCAGTGAATTTATCACCCTGATCATCGAGACGTTTGTCTAAATCTATACCCGCTAAGTCTAACCATTCAGACATTTTTAATCGTATGGATTGTCCTTCATTGAAAGTGTAAATATTTTCATCCGAACCTTCTTTTCGTATATATGTTATGGGTTTAGAACCGGTATCAATTGATGAATCAAAGTAATGGTTAAATGCGAATATACTATCTTCTATACCAGTTGCCAAAAAATTAGACGTCGTTGAGTGTTCACACGTATCTTGGGATACTGTGTTATCTTCGAGACCATAAGATTCTGTTAGACATCCAGTTAATGGTTTTGGGTATCTATGTTTTATAGTTTGTGATATATGTGTAGTAAAAAATATAACATTTCCAGTTGGTAATTTTGATATTAATTCTGAACCTGTATATTCTGCACACGTAGGTACTTTATAATACCAATCAGCCGAATAATTAAATGCGTATGGGCTGAGATTGTTGCAAAACGGGGGTCTTTCTGTGATAGAACTTCCTAGACCCCATGCACTTGCAACTCCGGTTGGGACTTCTGTAACGATATATGTTTTACCTGTGAATAGTGAATAAAGTACCCATATAACTACGAGTGTGCTCAAAGATATATTCATACACGCAAGTCTCCAATCGCGTAAAACCGTGACCTTCTCGGTCGTGTATTTTAAATTCATAACGTTCCCCCTTAACCATTTCCAGAATGGATTTATCATAATGTAATATATTCACCGAAAAAAAAATATATAGTGATAGTATAAAATGAAGAAAACATCTCCCCTCTTTTTTTCGGGTGTATTTTTTCTTATTATTGGTATTGCTTTGGTTATATATTTTTTTACACGTAAAAGTAAAACAAGTGAAACAGAAGAAACCGGAGACCTTCCAACTGTTAAAGATGCTGGTATAGAATTAGTTTTAAACCCAGCCGACGCCGCTGATAAAGTTGAAGAATATAGTATATTTAAAACGGAGTATGCATTGGGTGCAGCATCAGCTAAGAATATAGATATTAAACTTACATGGACGAACGGCCCAACTTTTGCATCTGTTGGTTCACTTATTTTTGTGCATAAGGCAAATGGAAATAAGGTTCGCGAAGATATAATAACAACTGATAATGTTACATCAAATGCATCGAATGAATTAATTTTTAAAGGTTCTGATATGACTTTGTTGACAAATGAACAAGATATTGTTGGTACGAATACTATAGATATGTATTGGAATAAAATAGACGATAATACTAACAAATTAACTACAATTTCTTTCACAGTCACTCAAGAACATTTAGATACACCATTTAACTTAACCGAAGTTAAGAAGATCACTGTACCTGTTCAACTTTCTTCATCTTCAAAAGCTTCGGGTGATGTAATAGCTACTTATACAAATTACTATATACTCCCGTACTTTTATGATAAACCCGTATATAACAGAAAAGTTAATAACAATAATGGTTTCAATATAATTCAAACTGATGGTGGTGTAAAACAAACTATTGGTGGTGTTGATACATTTTACATTGTAGAAGGACTTGGTAAAAAATTTTTATCTAAAGATAAAGACGGTAATACCTTATTGCGTTACGATAAAGTATGGAAACCACAAAACGAAATATTTGGGAGTATGAGTACACTAGTAAAATCCGCCATTGCGGTACGTGATGCTAAACCATTTAAATATGAATTTATTATTAAACACCTCGATTACCTGGCAACACAACCCCAACATAATATAGCTGCACATATAACTAATGTAAAATTATACGATTTTAGTGATACTTTAATAAAAACAGTTACGAATAACGATATTGAATTCGATGTAGAACCTAAACATAAAGTGAATAGTTCGGAATATCTGGGTGCGTGGAAGAGTAATACGTATAACGTTGGTGATCGACTATTTACTATAACATCAGATAAACCCGTGAAAAAACTTACGGTAAAATATGGTAGACCTAGATATGCTCCAGGGTGGACGATAAAAGAAAATGGTTTGATTAGATTTGAAGATGTAAGAAATCATGGTACTGGAGAACTGCCAACCCCGGTTACTTATACGTATACACTTTCTAGATTTGATGACGGTATTGGTCACTTATGGTATTCTGGGTATTACGATGTATCCGAAATGGAAGATATAGGTATGGAGTACGGTCTTATTAACCCTAATAATACACATTCGTGGCAATATGATATAAATACATACGAAGGGTGTAGACTTAGAGCAAAAGAAACTAATGGATACAATGCATTTGGATTTCAAAGTATTTATCATACTGATACTAATGATAAACAAGGTACTTGTTGGTTACGACAAGTTCCTGGTGAAGGAACATACACCTTTAAAAGTTTAGATCCTACAGGTGAAGGTGGTAAGAGAGATAATCACGTTCAAGGTTGTGCAGAAAAAGGTAAAAAGGTCTCAAATAAATGTCAATAATAACACGACTTTGCCTCGGTATAGAGTTAACATTCCACTAATTTAGACATATAGACAAGTATGTCTAAATTATATAAAATTGTTGGGTTTATTCATATGACTGCGAAAATTGAAAAAAAAACTATTTTGTAATATTAGAATTATGTCTGGTTCAGGTGCTATCGCAAAATTGGTAGCAATTGGTGCACAGGATATTCATATCACAGGTAGCCCAGAAGTGAGTTTTTTTAAATCGACATACAAAAGACATACAAATTTTTCTATATTTCAACAGCAGCAGAAAATTGAAGGTGAACCTGTGGCTGGTGGAACTTCAACTGTCACAATTAATAGATCAGGAGATATGTTAAATTATTGTTTTTTGACAGTGGAACAAAACTCAACATCACAACTTATCGCCGACTGGAGTAATGTTATAGAAGAAGCGGAACTTTACATTGGATATCAGAAGATCGATACTCAAACTTCTGAATTCACGGATGAACTGGCAATTGACTTGTTGGCTACCAACTTTTCAAAGTCATATCAAGCCTCGCTTCATGGTGGACTTGGTTCGGAATCATACTTTTATCCTTTTAGATTCTTCTATTGTGAAAACTGGCAACATAGTATTCCATTAATTGCTATGACTTATAGCGATGTGAGGATAAAAATAAAATGGAGTTCTAATCTTAATGCAAATTACAGACCAAAATTTTTTGCGACTTATGTGGCTCTTGATTCAGATGAAAGACAGGCCTTGGCTGATCCGAGTGAAAAGAATATACTGATATATCAAGTTCAAAAAAATGATCCTTCGGGTGACATTGTCCAAGAATTAGCCTTTAATCATCCTATAAAATTCATCGCGTCTAGTAATGCTTATGGAGATAACAATCTCGTTTCGGTGACAAATGAAGTGAGTCTCGAAGTAAATGGTGTAGATATGACAGAAAAACAAACTGATA